CAATCGAGCTTGGATCCTGTGCAAAGATCTGCGCCATTTCCGCAGCACGCTCCGGAGGAATTCCCGCCTGTGCAGCCAGAATAGGCCATGCTTTGTTGACGTCACCACCGCCCCGCTGAATAGCCTGCAAGCCACGGAGCGCCATTCCGGCGCGCGCGTTGCCCTTGTCGCCAATCTCGAAAGCGCCTGCCGCCAATTTCTGTTGATCAGCCTGTATCTGGCGTGCTCGATCTTCCCGAGCGTTGATCGTTGGCTCATACAATGGGGTTGCCCCGCCTGTCGTCGCCAACACGTCAGAGATCCGGCCGATTGTCTCAAGCAGAGATCGACGCGGCCGGGGAGCCTGTGCAGCCGGTTGGGGCTGCTGCGCTACGGGAGCGGGTTGCGGCATATTGGGATCAATCCCGGCTTGCTGCATGACGTTCACAGGGTTTCCGCCGAGCAACCTTTGCAGCACGTCGGTTTCAGGCGGCATGCCCTGCCCCGAGCCATAAGCTTCGCTCGAAGGCACCCCGCTGGAAATTGTCTGCGGCTGAAACAGGTTTTGGAGGAAGTTTCCGATATCCATTACAATGCCCCATAATTGACCGTTGCATAGCCCGCAATCCTGGGGCCAAGCGCCCACGGTCGAAGCTCGGCAACTTCATCGGCCATGACGCCTTTGAGCCGTTGCTTGGAGCCGAGATAAGAGAAGAAATAGATCCCAAGGCCATCGGCAAATTCGCCCACCTTGCGGATACTGTGCTTCAATCGACGATCAGAGAAAATCGATACAAGCCCACCCACAGTCGAAGCAGCTTGACCAAGGCCGGATGCCTTTCCTTCTGTGTTTTTTTCTCCCACGCCCGCGATAAGCTGGCCTGCTTGCAAACCAAGTCCAGCCTGTCCGGCAAGGTGCTGCAAATAGTTATTGAAGAATTGTTGATTCAGCTCCGTGCCCCGCGTCTGCAAGGATTTTGCCGTCGATCCACTGTTGAGGATCCCGGCCGCTGCCCCTTGACCTGTGATGCCTTGGGCAAGCTGCCTCATCGCCGGAGCATATCCTGCATTTTGCAAATAATTGTTATAGCCCGCCTGTGCTCCACCGGCTTCCGCTATATTGTTCAATCCACCACCTATCCGGTCAAGTGTCGGGCCACCACCCCCAATACCAAGAAGCTGTGAAAGAAAATTAAATCCTCCCGTGCCTCCTTGTGCTTGGCCAGTATAGGTTTTATTGATCAAGTCTTTGTTGGTGTTCAAAGACTGCTTGGGTTTCGGCTTGAGGAAACTCATGAGTGGGAACCTTTCCACATATCTTTCGATAGAACAAACAATTCGCAGAGCCCGTGCACTGAATAGCGCTCACCGCGAGACTTTGCCCCGGCCCAACGCAACAGGAGTTTCACGTCCCTGCGCTCTCGGGGGATCAATCCGTAAATCACTTCTGCGCCATGATCGCAAAACATGCGACGAAAGCATTCCTTGGCGCTCTCGATAGCTTCCCGGCCGCGCGACTTGAACAGAAGATGGCCTTGATAAACCCCTTCCTCGTCCTCATTGTCATCGAATAAGGCGATATCATCGTTTGGCAACACGATTGCCACATTCCCCGGTGTCGCAAGCCATTCCTCGCCCGAGACGTCGAGATTACCGGCTGCGTGGATTACCGATGTAATGATTTCTGCAAGGTGCATGGTCGAGCGTTCTCCAAAAGGCCCCAAGGTTCCCGGTGGGCTATGAAGAAAAGCGCTCTACGGCGAGGGAACCTTTGCTGAATATCAAAAGGATTTTCGCTCGTCAATCACAATCCTGTGACAGACTGGCAGACAAATTGCGCTACGCTGGTATTGTTGATGTTGGCCGAAAATCCAATGCGGTCGATAGTGCCGCTGAAAGTGCCTTCTGCTTCGGTTCCGATAGAAGTCCAATCCAGTCCATCGACTGACAAATAATATGTGATCGTTGTTCCTACACGCGTCACCCGGAACCAATTAAATGCAGGATATACGCCTCTCACCGATATTTGAGAATTGAACGACGTGACACTGTTCCATCGCTGAAAGTAAAGATTATTGGCGCTTGGCTCATAGGCCATGAGCAACAATTTTCCTGATCCGGAATTCTGGCAGAGCATCCCGAATGCAGGCGTCCCAAGGCCGTTTGTAATACCCTTAATACGTATCTTGACGTCGAAGTCACCGGCCGCAATTGTCTTGTAAAGCGCGCGAACCTGTGTGCTGCCTGCACTTGGGGCAAACAGCGAAATTCCGTTGCCATTATCGACTGCGCTGGCGGTGCCCTGATTGAGCCAGGTATAGGCCGCGAGTGTGGGCGGAGTAAGGGAAGCCTCCCCCGAGCTTCCCCCACCGCCCCCGGAGATCGCAACGTCAACCGCGTTGGTAATCCTGCCTTGCTGGTCAATCGTGATTTGCGCTGAATGTGTTGCATCGCCATAGGTGCCGACGATGACTGCGGTATCCTCAAGATCCACAGTCACATCTGCATCGATTGATCCGCCGCCTGCGAGCCCGACGCCTGCGATCACATGGATATTTGCGAGATCCCCAAAGGTGACGGCTGTTGTGATATCAATCTGCCGCTGCTGTGCCCACCGAATGAAATATTCAGTCGGGAGCCCATTCGCCTTGACGATTGCGAATTCCTGATTGAGTGGCTGAAACTTACCCGCCATCGTCAGGATCGTTCATTTGCAGGCCGTCGATCCGGACAATCGCGCCGTCGTCAACGATCTTGAACAACCGCCCCGGCGCCTGGATCTGGCCTAGAGAATACCACGACAATTCCGGCGAATTCTCGCCCGGTGTGACTGTCACGAGCCCGTGGCTGTCAAATGTCTTGCCCGCATCGTCGCTCGTGTAAAGCGTGACGCCTGCCCCAACATAGGCAGGATCTCCCATATCCGTCGTGATCCAACACGCATAGCACGGCATGACTTCGCGCCCACGGATAGGGACCTGTCCCATTGTGATGCGGTCAAAATACTGTTCCTGCGTCGGCGCAAGATAATCCGGATCCTGATCATAAGGTTGTTCCGGATCCAGGAACCACAAAAGGCCATAGGTGTCGTCGCCTACAACCACGTTGCTTCCGTAGGTATAGGCGAGCTTTGAAGCGCCTTCCCAATTCTGACCGTTGTTGGCCCGCCAGAATTCCTTCTGGAAATTCGCCCAATCGACCCACTGCTCTGAATAGAGATCGTAGACGAGTGTTTCTGTGTCCCCGAGCCTCAAGACATAAAAATCGTGCCCATCGAGCGAAAATGTCCACACGCGCAGCTTGGGGTTTCCGACACGTCCGCGCACCACCCCGAGCGTTCGAGCCTGCGAGATCTCGATTGTTGTCCCACCCATCCCGAGCGTGACAAGCGAACGCGCCTGCGAAAGTTCCATTGAGGCAGTCGGGAAATTGATGACGGCAAACGAGCGTGCAAATGAGACTTCCAAGTCAGACGAGACTAGGGAAACTACAAGGTCCCGCGCTTGCGAGACTTCGACGCCGACTGCCGAAACCATTTACAGCGTCCGGTTGAATTGAATATTCGAAGCATCCACAGCCGTGGGAAGCCACGCAACGCCGGTCGCCGGATCCGTCTCCTGAATATCGGAATAATATGTGGGTGCCGTGGTAATCGGCCGGTTCGCTCCCAGAGCCGTGGAAGCACCCGAAATCAGGCCCACCTGCAATTGCCCGTCGCCGCCGTCCGTCTTTCGAGCCCGCACAAGCGTCATGAGCGTTTTCACGCTGGTGACGTCTGCCGGGAGATTTGTCTGTCCCATCTTGTCAGCGGCCGGAGCCGGGAATGCCGCACTGATAAACGAACTATCAACCGGAGGCGATTCGTTGACCAAGCTAAAACCCGTCGCGCCGCTCGATAGCGTCCATGTCAAGGCAACGTCGGAATTTGGTGTCAGGTTGACGACGTTCACTGTGCCCGCAAAATCGTTGTTCCGCGCGCCTGTGCTGTCCCAAATGAAGAAATCCTTGAAATAGATTGGCAAAACCTGCGTTGCGAGATCCCCACGTCCCGATGGCGCAAGCACCACTTGAGCCACGGTCAAATCTGCGCTGTTGCCCGTATCCTGGTTGGACAGATTAAGCACAGTCACACCATTTACCCGCACTTCGACGGTGCCCACGGTATCGCTGATCTTCACCTTGGCTTCAATGTGATTGAACGAATTCGCCGCAACCACAGGCCCCGAGGACGCGCCCAAAAGCGTGCCAGTCGGGAAAGATTGTGTTCCGCGCCATGCCTGAATAACACCCGTGCTCGTCAATGCAATTGACACATGGGTGACATTCGCGCCGTCATTGAAACGGAAAAAGCAAGGATTTTCAGCGCCGCCCGGCAAACCTTCGAACCACACCCGAGCGCACATGCCCACCGTTGCCTGTGCAGACGGAAGCACTTTGCGGACATTATCGAAAAAGGCCACGGTGCCCAATTTCAGGACGGTGCCCGTGATAATTGGATCCGGATCTTCGACGAGAAGGCAGGAGGCACTTGCATAGAGCCCGTCGAGCAAAAGGGCCGCGTTAGTCCCGTAGCTCTTGAAATCGTCACACCATACCGCAGCCATGTCTTTTACTCCAATCAGGGAACCAATGACGCCTGATACTGAATTGATTTTCGAATGCGTTCCGCGATATCCGGACGGCTGATTTCTTTCAAGCCGTTGGATATCTGAAAAACAGACCCTTCCGTGTCTACGATTATCATACTGTCCTTAATTTGGATAGCTGTGCCTTCCCATGCGCCCCGGTCAAAAACGACGCCCTGCATGCGCAAAACCGGCGTATCGATATTTCCGGTGAAATACCAAGGTTCCGTGGTTTTCGTGCCGGGCAACCAAAATTGATCACCAAAGACAACGACGCCCGAAATCGGATCCGGCGCACGCTCGGCCGTCGCAAAATCGAGCGCGTCCACAGTCGTTTCGCCGGGATTGATCCAGTAGAACCGTCCGTTGATCCCTTGGCCTTGCGCGGGCACTACAACGACATAACTGGCGACATATCCAACACTGATCACCCCAACATCGTCGGGCATGTCCACTTGGAACCATGAAGCAGCCCCGCCGCCTGTCAGTGTTGCCGCAGTCCATGCAATAGCCGCGCCTGTCTCTGTCGTCGCAATCGAGTTCCCAAGCGCACCGATCAGTGTTGCCCTGATCGTCACCAAGGTTGACGAGATCATGATGACCTGAATTTGAGTATTGGCTGTCAGGAGCCCGCTGTATTGCGTGCCAGGAACGCCGGTATGACCAAACGCGTCGGCAAGATTTTGCCATGCCTCCGCCGTCGATCCGCCCAAAGCCACGAGCCACGGATTTGCATTCGTTCCAGCCGGGGTGCCCGCGTTCACACTGCCGGACGTGAATTTGTAGTATGTCGTGCCGACTACCACAACGTCATTGTTGGCAGGGACGCCCGAGATCGTGCCCTGTGCGTAGCCGTTCTCGATATAGCACATGAGAGAGGATCCGGCCGCGACAAACAGATATGCAGGCGTGGTGCCAATATTGCTTGTCGCGGCCATCGCAACGAAGCCGTCAATGCTGTTGCTTGGAATATCCCCAATCAGTGTCACCACTCCCGTGGTGCTCACACGCCAGAGTTTGTCATAGCTCGCCACAAACAAGGCATCACTAAAGCTGCCCGGCTGGCTGTAGACATTGCGAATTGGTCCGTCACCCACGTATATCCAACGGCGCATCCCCATGCGCGCGATCAGTCCCACCTGTTGATCCGTGAGAACGGGGTTTTGCTCGAAATAGCGATTGCGCATGTTGATGCGCGCTTCCTTTG